CCAGTTCGGCGAACTCGTCCTTGTCCTGCTTTGCTGGCTTCTCCTTCGCGAGCAGTCGCGGCGCCATCCCCTTGAACAGCCGCAGCATGCCGGCCCGCTTCACTCGCTGCCGCAGGTTCAGCTTGCGATCGGTCCGGGTCAACCGCACGGCCTCGTCGAACACGTCGTCCGAAGTCGCGTCCGCGGGCAGGCTCTTGGCCGCCCGCGTGAACAGGTCGTTCAACCATTCCATCAGCTTGTCGGCCAACTTCTTCGCGAGCACCTGGATCACGGGGCCGAGCACCGCGAGCAGGGCAACAATCAGCGGGGACATGTCGTTCACCTCGTGGAGAGCGGGTGTAAGGGCACCCGGCCAGCCGTTCGCGTGCCTCTCCCCTCACGCTCGCACTCGACCGGGGCTTCACCGGGGGCCGTCAGGCCCCGGTGAATCAACGGCGACGGAGCACGCCGCGGGACTTCGGTGGGCACACTCCGCCCGGACACGGCGACGGAGTCGGGTCTGCGGCCGCGGGCTTGGCCGGCTCGGGCGACTTCACTGCGGGCGGTGGTGTCGGCTTGGGTGGTGCGGCCGCGGCCGCCTTCGCGATCTTCTTCGCCGCCAGCTTGGCTTGCAGGCGCGGGAACAGGCCAGGCCCGCGGAGTTTCACGGCCGTGAACGTGTAGACCGTGTCCAGTCGAACCGCACCGCCTCCCCATAGCACGGCCACAAGCTGGCCGCGGTCGTTGAGGATCGCGCTGCCGCTGTCACCGTGCGTGCTCTCGATTGACACGCGGACGATCGGATCGCCGGCGGTCGTCCGCCAGTTGGTTTCCGCGAGGATCTGGCCGGGCTTGTGTCGTGGGTACACTTGCGAACCGGTGCCGCCGAAGCCGTATAAGCTCACGGCCTCGCCCTCGACCGGGATGGCGTCTGCGATCTCGACGGGCGGCAGGTCCGCCGCGATCGACAGCAGGGCGAGATCCGGGCCGTTTACGCGGATCAGGTTCGGGCCGACGTCGTCCACACTCGAGCCGTCGATGTACGTTGCCGGCGACGTCCACGGTTTCCCTTCGCTCCAGTAGGTCACCGTGATCGGATGGGCCGCGGACGGGACAACGTGGGCATTGGTCAAGATCAGCGTGCGGCCGTTCTCGGCCGCGATCGCCGTGCCGGTGCCGTGGGCGCTCCCGCCATTGCCAAGGTCCACGCTGATGTACACGGACGATTCCGCGATCGAGCGGGCCCGCGGCTCGAGCTTGATGCTCGGCGGTCCGGCCTCGGCTAACCGCGGCGGCGCGGCGAACGCGGAATTGGTCAGCATCGCGATCGCCAGGATCGCGGCCGTCGTCGGGGTGATAAACTTTCGTCCGGCGTTGGCGACGATGCTCCACACCGCGACGATCAGTGGCGTGTAGCTGCCGAAGTCGGCTCCACTGACCCACTGTGTCACGTACGTGAGCAGGGCACCGGCCGCGGCGATGCCGGCACCCTTGAGCACGCTGATGGCTTGTTCTCGGTTCATGACTCGATTCCTTTCTGAACGGGCGATTGCTTCGAACGGAGATTCTTCACGGCCTCGTCGAGGTCCTCGAACTCCCGACCGGTCGCGAGCAGGACGAACTCGATCACGAGCAGCGCGACCTGCCCGCCCGCCGCACACTCCGCGGTGACCAGGGCGAAGAGTTCGTCCAGCTTGGCTCGGAGGCTCACGCTGATGCCGGGCATGGGTTCACTCGGCCGTGGATTGATTGGTGAGCAGATTCCACAGGAACGCAGTGTTCTCTTTTGCGACCTGTTCCACGGGGAGCTTTTCCGCCTCCTCTCGCGGCCGGCACTCGCGGGTGCGGGCCGCGGTCTCCCACTGCACCATGGCGTGGAGCAGGTTCTTTTCGGTCAGGTGCATGGTGATGATCACTCCTGAATCGGTGGCGGGTTGTCGCCTTGCGGGTCGTCGATGGCGGCTTCCAGGAGCCAGAAGCGGTGATTGCGGACGCTGTCGCGGAAGTGCTGATCCCACCGCAGCCACACGTACGCGGCGTGATCGCCCCAGGATCCGAACTGGCCGTACTCGATCGTGCCGTCCGGCGCGAGGCGAATGTCATCGATGCCGACGGCGTGATTGCCGCCACCGTTCCCGCCTTGGCTCACGCCGCGGCCGTCCAGCGATTCGTAGCGGCCTCGCTTGTCCACCTGGACGGCCACGACACCGAACCGCCCTTCGAGCAGGCCGGTCGCGAATTCCTCTTCCTCGTCCACCGCCAACGGGTCGAGGCCGCGGAACCTCGCACGTTCGCGAAGGGCTTGGTCGCGGTTGCGGCGGCAATAGATGTCGTCCTCGGCAACCGTCGCCTCGGTCGCGATGCCGCCGGTCACGACACGCATGCCGTTCGCGAGCGAACTACCGCGGTCGTGACCGCCGTTCATCTGCGAGTAGGCATCCGCGCCGGACAACCTCACGATCAGGCGGCCCCCCGTCTTCGTGTAGAGCGACCGCGCGAGCACCCCGGCCGTCGCGTGTCCGTTGCACGCGCTCGTGCGGCCTTGGTTGAGGTTCCAGCTTTGATCGAACACGGCGCGGCGGTTGAACTGCGACGGCTTGCCGGCGAGTTCGGCAACGATTTCGGCGCGGCTCTTGATCCGGAATCCGAGCGGTGCGCTCACCAGTGTGTCGTTCGGATCCGGATCCAGCAGACCCAGGCCGAAGTACTCGCCGTTCACTGCTTCGTGAAGTTCAAGGCTCATACGTGATACCCCTTGAGCGATTCGAAAACGCGGATCATCTCCACCGTGTCGCCTTCGATCATGGCCTTCGATGCCGCATCCAAGTCGCGCCGCATCATGCTCGCGGCGAACTGGCCGGCCGGGCCGATTGCGATGTAGGCGGGAAGCACTTCATCCCGCACGCGGGCGATTTCGCGCGGCTGTGCATCGCCGAGCGTTTCAACGGGCTGGCTCATTTGCGGGTCACCTCCCGCACCAAGTCCTCGACCTCGTCCACAGTGCCCGGCCGCTGCACGGCCCGGATCACGTCGCCGTCTTCGTCCACGACGATCAGGGCCGGCGTCCCCGGGGCTTTCCTCGTGCCCTTGTCCACCGTCGCGGCCTGCACGTAGCCTCCGCGGATCGCAGCGGGATCTTCGGCGGCGTAACGGTGGACCTTGTGGCCGGCGGCCTTCATGCGGTCGAGGAACTGCTGGTTGGTCACGATCTTCGTGGTCGTGAGCGAAAGGGTGTCGTCGACGAACACGAGCCACAGCGGGCCGGCCTTCGGCTGCGGCTTTGGCTCTGGCGGCACGGGCGGCGGTTGTGGTCGAGGTGCTGGCGATTCTTCCTTCTTCTCGTCGCCATTTGGCGGCGGCCGCGGTCCCTCGCCAGCGAACACGTCGATCGGGTGATACGTGATGTCCGCTTCGGTGAGCGGCACCTGCTTCACGAGCCCCTTCGGGTCCGAGTCCGCGAACGCATTCAGTGCCGGGATCAGTTGCAGCGTCACCGGCCCCGTCTTCTTCGCTTTGACCACGTACAGGAACGGCTCGGTGAACGTGACCACGTCCGGATCCGCGGGGTCGGGCGTGTAGCCCACGGCCACTTCGACGGGCAGGCTGAAGGGCGGCTTCCGCTTTGTGATGGTCACTTCGCCGGCGTCCTTCACGGCGATGCCGCCGTTCACGACGGTCAGCAACTCGTGGCCGGATGCGATCACGTAGAACTGGCCGGCGGCGAGCTTCACCGGGGCTGCCGCGTCCCGCACGGGCATCGGCTCGGGAAGCGACTTCGGTTTGAACGGCGCGAGATTCTGCGGCACGCGGACCGTGCGTTTCGTGTCCTTCGACTTGGGCAGCGGTTCGGTGCGGGGGATCTCAGGCTGAGCGACGGCGACAGCACCGAGCAGGAGTACGAACGGAAATGCGAAACGCTTCACGGGCACCTCGGGAGAAGGTTGAGGGCGAACAGGTTGTTCACGGCGTTGCGGGCCGCTTCGGCGGCGATCCGATGAACCGAGCGGCCCAGTCGCGGACTCTCGCGCCCTTGGCCCAGTCGATCATCGCGGTGAGCATGCCGTAGCCGCACGCCGCGGTCACGAAGCCGACGGTGATGACGTCCCGCGGTTCCGCGGCACCGACGCTATGGGCGATCGACGGCCCGCAGAAGATCGCGACCAACGCACCCACCAATCCCTCCGCGATCTTGCGGCCGCGTCCGTCGGCCGACTTGTTCACCACCGCGGCCGCCACACCGCCGGCAGCACTCGCAGCGATGTACGCGGTGTCTTCCGGAAGGGGCATCATGCGGCTCATGGGGAGCGTGCCTGCGGCTACTCCGCTGATTGTGACGTGACCGCGCCTCATCGAAAGCGCGGCCGGAGGGGAAATGCGATGGGAAGTTCTAGCTGCTGGAAAAAACCGAACCGGCTGCCGTCACTCGTCTGGGAGCAAACACGGCACGAGAGAGAGCGAGTGATCGTATGGCAGAACTTGACCAATGCCAAACAACACTTCGTAGAAGAGTCCGATCTTGATAGGCCCAGTTCCAGGAATTAATGCGTCCTGAGCGCCGCGACTGAAACTCTGGTTCATCGTGTAGAAACTGAACCTATTGGCTTGCGGCGGCGGGGCAGTGACGTCTGACCCGGCCACCTCCGTGACTCGGTATGTAGTCGATCGGATGAAATAGGAGACTGGGGGATTGACTGATGCATCCCACATTCCAAGAGCAAAGTTTGCGTTGACGAAGACGGGAAATGTTGGAATCCCACCACCCGGAGCCTTGAACGAAGCCCCGAACGTGGAGATGGCCAAATAATCTCCACGTGGTACCGTTCTGGAGCCTTGATCCATCAGTGTAAAGCCGACTCCTGCTATCAATTGCCCATCAGATGCGTACACCGTTGGAAGCGGATTTGAGGCGCCGAGCATCACCTGCGCCATCTTCAATCCGGTTCCGCTCTCCTTCCACAAGATCGGCACACCTCCGGTCGCGGCACTGAGTAGGTGCGTCGTCACGCCGTCGCTGATCGTGGCCCATGCGTGAGCCTCGTCGGTCACGAGCACCTTCACCACGGCCGGGCCGTGCGTGACCACGTCACCCAGGCCGCCCGCGGGGATCGGTTCCCGCGCGATGCAAAACGGCAGCGCGGATGTCGGGGCCGCGGCTTCGAACACCGGTTGGCCGGCCGCCTCGAACGGCACCAGGTGCGGCTGCACGATCGAGGCGCCGAAGCCGAGCACGGCGAACGCATCGAGCGCCGTACTCAGTCCGTTGTGCAGCTTCGGCGGCCGTTGCGGGTCGAGGCCCAGCGGGCGATCCGGCACGTCGTACTTGTGCTGATCGTTTTCCCGGCCGGCGCGGAGCAGGCCGTTCATCGTCTTTGCCGAGATGTCAATCGGCCGCCCGGGGGCAACCAGCCTGTAGGGGTCGGCCACGTCAGCCTCCGAATTTCTTGCGGGTGAGGTCTTCGGCCGCGGTAGTGATCGTCGCAGGCGCGGTGAGCTTCGCGAGTGCCAGGAACACGACCGCCGCGACGAGTGCGATCGGTGCGGACTTGCCACGCGTGAGGCGGTCCAGCACGCGGTCCCCACAGACTCGGGCGATGAGGCCGCACGTGCTCGCGACCTTGCAGCGGATCAGCCACCACCACGCGCGAAGCTCGTCGATTGCAACGCGAAACATGTCAGCCCTCGTACACGGTGCGGAACTCGTCCCAGGAGATCTTCCGATCGCGGTCCGTGTCCACTGCGTCCAGGATGCCGTCGGCCCAAGCTCCGCGGGTGATCGCGCTCCCAATGCCGGCGTCACCGAGCAGGCTCTTCAGGTTGGTGCGGTCGACCAGGCCGGCGGCCGCGTAGGCATCGAACGCGGCTTGAGCGTTTCCGCTGTAGCGGGTCGCGATCAGTTCCCCGATCTTTTGCTTCAACTCGCGTTTCTGCTCGTCGTTCGGCATGGTGAGGTCCTCTCAATCGTTGTTTGGCGGGCTCGGCGTCACCGTGAGATAGCCCCACACGAGCACGGCTTTCTGGCCGGTGTTCGTCCGCTGAACTTCCCAGGTGTAGACTCCGGCGGGCAGCGGTGCGACAGTGGCCGCGTACGTCTTGAGTGTTGCGTCAGTGACCGTGACCGTGCCGTGCACGGTAGTCGGATCTTCCGTGTCCCAGACCACGTCACCGGCCACGTTCCAGCCGACGAATCGGAGCAGGGCACCGGCGAGCGTGTCGACGGCGCTGATCGTGCCGTAGACCTCGGCGTCCTCGGCGTCGAAGACTTCCAAGCGGTAAGGGGCTCGTTGTTTCATCACGAATCCCTCTGAAGGTTGCCGTCGCATCGGAATTGCGGCAGGCCTCGGCCATGGCAGCGGAACCGCCGCATCGCCGGCCAGTACAGCGGCCTCGTTCCGCCCACCACGCTGAGAAGCTCCACGACGCCGGCGATGGCGGCGATCGTGCCGCCTGCACCCTGCGGGGTTGCGATGGCACTAGCTCGCCCCGTGGTCGCCGCTCGTGTTGCTCCCGATCCCGTGAGTGTCGTGAGCGTGAAGCTGCTCGCGGGTGCCGCCATCCGGAGAGCCGCGGCGGCGCGAACGTTCGCGAGTGTGCAGATCGACCCGCCGGCAGCCTGCGTTGCTCCTGCTCGGCCGACGGGCGTGCTGACGGCCGCGGCCGCACCGGGCAGACCGACGGCTTGGGCCGGCGGTGCGATCGGGCTGGCGATCGTGACGACTGCGGCCGCGGCTCCGCGAATCATGCCGCCAGATCCGGCTGCGGATGTGATCGTGACGGTGCGGCCAGGTGACGCCGCGATCGTCCCGCCGGCGGCCGCGATCGCGGTCGCGGTGCGGATCCGTCCTGCGGCGGACATGATGGCGGCGGCGCGGGCGTCCGGTGTGCTCAGCGAATGGGTGCGGCCGGGTGCGGCCAGCGTGGCGGCGGCCGCGGCACGGGCATGCGTGACCGTGGTTGCGACTCCGGTTCCGCCGGCGATCGACGTGCCGGGCGTCGTCGGCATTGCGATCGACACGGCCGCGCCGGGTGAACTCTTCCGGGCCGCGACGGTGGCCGCTGGGCTTGCGATCGCAACAGCCTGGCCGGCGGCACCGGCCGTGATCGCGTAGACCGCACGGACCACGGACAGGCCGAGACTTGTCCCCGCCCCGGTGAGCAGCACGGTGTACGCGCCGACTGCTCTCGCGTTGGCCAGCGTCACCGCGGTACCGGCCGCGCCTCGCTTCAAGGCGTAGGCGGCGAAGTCGCTGGTGAGCGTGACGGCTCGGCCGGCCGCGGGCTTGATGATCGCACCGGGAACGGTCGCGATCATAGCGGTGATGGACTGGGCGGCGGCGGCATCCTGACGTCCCGCGATCGTGGATGGAATCGCCAGCGTGGCGAGTCGGCCGCTGGCAGCGAGGGTAGTCGCCGCCGCGGCCCGTGGAATCGTGACGGTGACGCAGCGGCCGTCTCCCGTTTTGAGAATTGCGCCGCCACCACCGGCGGTGGTGAGCGACTGGGTCCGGCCGGCCTCGGCGCGGAGGATCGCCGGCTGGGCGCTACACACGGTCAGTGTGGTGGAGCGTCCCGTTGCGGCCCGCGATGTGGCGGCCACGGCTCGCGGAGTGCTCAGCGTCACACACGCGCCCGCGAATGGTGAGACGGACGTGATGGGACAGTACAGCGTGGTGACGGTGACGGTCCTGCCCGTGCTCGCCCTCGTCGCGGCTCCCCCTGCCGGCGACGTCGTCACCGATACGCAGGCCGCGGCCCGGGCCTCGGTAGCCGCTCCGGTGCCGAGCAGTTGCAGCGGGCCGGCCGCGGACGACGTGGCGACTGGGTTGCCGAGCACGGATCACCCCCACACTCGGGCGTGAAGGCCCGTTTGAATGTAGGTGCTCCCGTTGTCCCCGTACCACGTCGTTGTTCCTGACGCTGCCGAGATCTCGAGCCACTGCAAGAAGTGGTACCCGATGCCCGGAAAGCCCTGGTAATTCGAGGTGATCGGTGCGGCGTTGAAGCTCGCGGGTGACGGGCACCGCTGTTGTGCGGAGTTCGAACTCGTGGAATCGACACCAACACCGCTGCTCACGGCCGTGGGGCCCGGGCTGGCCGCGGACATGTGGCACACGTCCGCTTCAACCACCTCGAGGGACAGGCCGCAAACGTACTCGACCTTGTTCCCGCTCGCGCCGTTCGCGGAGCGCCAAGTCGCGGTCGTGTAGGTCCACGAATCGGTGGTGTCGATGACGGCGATGCTGCGCGGCACGCGGTTGTACATGTTCCACAGGAACCGTTTCCCCCCGCTCTGCGACGCGCCGCCGTAGCTGTCTTCTGTTCGACCCGTCGACGTCGTGCGGAACGTCCCGAGGTAGCGGCCGCACTTGGCTGCTGGTCCGCTCGTGATGGCGACGTTGTTCACGTACACCCCGTCGACGAGGGCAAGCTCCGTGGTGCCCGCGCCCGTTCCGCGGCCCGTGTCGCTGGTCCATGCCGGGCCCGCCTTCAATGTGAGCGTTCCGGCGTTGTCGTACAGGAACACGTCGTAATTCGCGCCGCTCGTCAGTGTCCCGAGCGCGAGCGTGAGTTCCGAGAACTGATAGGCCCGCCAACAGAAACCATCCCACAGCGACACCCCGTTCCCGTTGAACGGCGTGAAGTAGATCGACGTGGCACCCGTCACGTCCGTGGTGGTGACAGCGGTTCCGCTCGTGAGCGTCAAGCGGCCCTGGCAAAGCCCGGACGGAATCGGCATCACCTCGGCCGGAGCAGTGATGGTGACGTGTTTCGTGCCGGCGGAAAAGCTCACCGCGTTGTTCGAATTGGAAGACTTGTAGATCTTGTCGCGGCTGAAGGTCGTGCCGCTGGCGGTGTAGGTGCCAGCCCCGATCTCATAGTCGCCGGATGGGTTCCCGTTCGCGTCGACGGCGAAGATGGCGTAGTAGAACGTGTCGCCGTCCGCCAACGCCGCGGCCACGCTCGCAAAGCCCGTGACGGCGCTGCCGAGTGTGATGGCTCCGGTCCCGGTCGTTGTGGACGCGGAGCGGCAGAAGTCTTTGATCTGCGATTTCGACACGGGTTCACCACGGGTTCAAGGGGCCGGCTCTTCATCACGCGATTAGAACTCCGTGATCGTCGTTCCCGTGGTCAGTTGCGGAGTCACGGCGATGCCGCCGCCCATCGTAATCGGTGTCACCTTGTAGCAAATGAACTGACCGTCCGCCGTGACGTTGACCGCGGAACCGCCGCTGCTCGTGGAAAGCTGAAGCTGGTTGCCGCTCACGCTGATCGCGTAATACAGCGTGCCGCTCGTCAGGCCGGTCGGCAGCGATCCGCCGGGCGGGGCGAACACTGCGATGCGGTCCGTGTTCGACACGCCGGTGAGGCCCGGCACGGTCAGGTATTCGGTCGCGGCGAGCGCCGTGCCCATGCCCTGATAGGTGCCGATCGGCCCGGAGTAGAGCAGCTTCCCCGTGCTGCTCGATGCGGTCCCGACACCCCAGAAGCTGATGACGTCCGTGTCACTGGTCGCACCGGCCGGGAAGCTGACGGCCGCGGTGCGCGTCGCCGCGGATCCGGACACCGTGAAGCCGCCCGAATTGCGGGCCACGCCCTGACGGGCGTAGTTCGTGTAGGCGGCCTCGCTCGTCGTCTGGTTGCCGCCCGCGCCCGGATCGGCCGTGTGCAGACTCAGGTACAGGCTCGTGAGCGGAGAACTTGCCGCGTTGTCGGCGATGTTCGCGATCGCCGTCGCGGTGAAGATCAGCTTGATGATGTCGTTGAGAAACGTGCTGCCTCGTGCCATGGTCCACTTCCTTCCTCGTGGTGTGCCCCATCGTCACGAGACGATGATGGCGTTTGCGACGGTCTTGAAACTCTGGCCGGCCCCGTTCGTCACGGTGAGGGACACCGTGTACGTGCCGGGGATCGCGTACGTCTTGAGCGGATTCCTCAGGTCGCTCGTCGTGCCGTCGCCGAACGTCCACAGCCACACAAGCGGCGTTCCGGACGAGAGGTCGGTGAACTGCACGGCCAACGGGTGCATGCCGGCGGACGGGCTCGCGGTCCAGTTGGCGATCGGCGGATTCAGGCCGAGCAGGTTGAAGTCCGCGTCATCGTAGACCTGCTCGACGTACGCGGATCGTGGCACCTGCAGCAGCATGCCGTTGACGTTGGTCGGGGCGTAGGTGCACCACAGGAAGTCCCAGGCCTTCTTGTCCATCGCGAGTTCAGGCGTGACCTGCAGATCGGTCTTGTTCTCGCCCATTGCGAACTTGTCGTTCAGCGTCCAAATGGAGTTCGGCTCGCATTGGAGCGTGCCGCCCAGGTAGAGCAGTTCGGCGTCCGCGAAGCCCCGCCACTCACCTCGGTTCGTCTTCGCGACGATGCTCCGGCGTTGGCGGATCTTTGCCATCGTGATCGGGTACGCCTTCGTGGTCATGTTCATTTCGGACTTCGGCACGTAGATGTCCGTGCCGGCCACACCGGACGCCGACACGCAGATTGCTTGTCGGTAGTTCGGCGCGGCCGTCGTCCAGAACTTCCCTCCGGTCGTGCCGGCTGCCGCTGGCGAAGCGGCCACAACCCAGTATCCGTTGTCGATCGAGCCGATCGTGTACGTTCCCAGTGACCACCCGGTGCCACCGGTAATGGTGAACTGTTTCCCCACGTCGTCGGCCGACGGTGCGAGCACGCCGGACCGGCACCGGAACAGGCTCGACGGGTGCATGGTCAGGTCCGTGCCGGCGCTCCGGCTCAACACCGTGCGAAGGCTCTGCGTGATGTGGGCCGTGCCGGCGGTCATGTCCACGGAGTACGCGGGCCCCAGGGCCTCGTCGTCGTCCGCGTTTGCCGGCGACTCGGGCACCCGCAGCGAATAGTCCGCATAGCAGGCCCACACCCCGCCGCCCTTCGGATCGGCGTCGTAATCGGAAAGCGGTAGGCCGTCGTACGTCGCGCCCGCCTCGATGAGCAGGGCCGCCCGCACGATCGCGTGATTGAGGTGGCGGAACGCGGTCCACTTTCGACGCAAGCGGCGGTCGGTGGTGCTGCCCGTGACCTTTCGCGAGTCGTGGCTTTCGACAAAAACGAGCGTCACTTGTACACCGCCCCGGGCTTATCCCGGATCTGCTCCATGACGGTCACCGCGGCCGCGGTGTTCCGAGCGGTGTTGTTCGCGGCGTCCAGTTGTCGTTGGCCAAGCTGGTCACCGTAGCCGAGCGACTGTTGGACCGCGGCGCTGCTGAACGTGCCGCGGGCCTGCTCGGCGAGAGCCTGCATCGAGGGCGGCCCGGCGGCGGACTGCTTCGTGCCGCGTGGAATCTTCGCAATGCGGTTGAACAGACCGCCGTACTGTTTCGCACCCGCTTCAGCGGCTTCCTTCTTCAGGTCGTCCAACGCCTTCCACGCCTCGTCCCAGTCCCGTTGTGCATTGGCCACTTGATCCTCACGGAACTTGTCCCGCTCGGCCTGCCGGGAGATTCGGCCTTGATCTACTTTGTCTTTCAAGGCGTCGCGGGCGGCGTTGATCTCCTTGTCCGTGAGCATCGGCTTCAAGCGAATCTTCAGGCTTTCGGGCGCGATCGCATTGAAGGCGTCCACGAGGCCGTGAATCGCACTCTCGACGTTTCGCAGGATGAACGCTCCGAGGTCGATGAACAGCTTTTCGATCGAGGTGACGGCGTCGTCCCACCCGTCCACGAACGTGGCGTTGAAGTCCACCCAGGTCGCGGTGAGCCCGTAAACGAACATCGACCACGCTTCGCGAGCCATGGCGATGCCGATCTTGAACGCCAGCGACCACTCGCCCGCCTTGAACGCATCCCCGATCGCGGCGAATCCGGACTGGAACCACTTCACGACGTCGCCGGCGGCCGCCTTCAGTTCCCCGAGGACGCGCGTGCCGTGTTCGGTTTGCGACCACAGATACGCCAGACCGGTGGCTGCGGCGGTCGACGCAATGACGATCCATGTGATTGGATTGAACAGCAGGCCGTAGGTGAAAACCAACGCCTTCACAGCGATTGCCAACCCGCTGATGATCGGGGCGATCGCTGTCGCAGCGGCACCGAACGCGGCCACCGCCGCCCCGCCGGCGAATAGGGCGCCGGCGGCCGCGGTGACGGCCACAACGATCTGCTTGTTGTCCCGGATCCACTCGCGAACGGAACTCAGGCCGTCGCGGATGTCGGCCCCAACCGACGAGAAGCTGGCCCCGGTCGGGATCAGTGCCTTGCCCACTTCCAGGAGCGTCGATTTCAGGGCGAGCAGCGTGCGGTTGAATTCGCGGTTGATCTCGGCGGCCTGCTGGGCCTGCTCGCCGCTCATCGCGTCGCCGTTCGCGATTGCGGCCTCGCGCAGCTCCCGCATCCCGGCGGAACCCTTCTTCAGGTTCTCGAGGAGCGGGAGGAAGCCGAACTCGGACGCGACGCGGACTTGGTCCTCGGCGTGGACGATGCGTTTGAACGCGTCGGCGAACGCGTCGAGTTGTTCCTCTTTGGTCTTGCCGAGCAGGTCGACGCCGCGGAGGCCCTGCAGTCCCTGGATCAGTTCGTCGTTGGCGGTCGCGGCCGCGGCGATCTTGTCGCCGAAGCTGTCCATCGACGAGGCGAACTCCTCGGCTCCGACGCCGGCCTGGGAGAAGGCGCCCTTGAGCGTGGACACGCTCTCCGCGGTCATCCGCCAGCGCTTCGAGAGCTTCGACACGTCCGCGCCTTCGTTGACCGCGTCCGTGAACACCTTCGTGATCGGCGTGAGCATGGCGGCACCGGCACCGGCCACACCCAGGCCGATCTTCGCGGTGTACTGTCCGAACGCGACCACCTGCTTCCGCGCCGCCTCCAGTGCGCGCGTCAACTTGGACGGGTCCGCGAATAATTCAACGAAAGGCGCGGCCCGCGCGGATGCCGCTTGAATTAGCTGCCACTGGACCCTCCTTTCGCGATGAGGTACGCGACGGCCGACTGCAGCCGCGAAGTGTCGTCGTTGAAGTTGCCGATGCCGAGATTACACTTGTCGCACAACAGTCCGCGAACCGTGCCGGTCTGATGATCGTGGTCAGTGCACAGCGGACGGAAGGCTTGACCCTTGCCCTTTCCAGTCGACCCGCAAATCGCACACTTGCCGGCCTGCGATTCGAACATGGTTCGATATTCGGCGTCAGTGAGCCCGTGCTTTTCCAGCGATCGCTTCAGACCATGTTCGGCACGCGCTCGGTTGAGGCACTGCCGGCACTTCGAGCGATACAGCGTCTGGTCGTTCTCCTTTTTGCCAAACGCGGTGACTGGCTTCACGGTTTTACAACCGACGCAGCGTTTCTCGGTCATCGCGGCGGCGCGAAGTCGCTCGGCTCGGGGCAGCGGCCCTGTTTCGGCGTGATTCGTCGTGAACCGCTTCCCGCAATTCCGGCACGTCCGGTAACGGTTCACTGTGCCATTCGCGAGTGGATCACTCTTCCTGATGGCTGTGTGGAGAGACGTGCAAACCGGGCAACGCATGGCCTGCAGCGCATCGCTTTCGATGGCTTCAGCCAAGGTCACACGGTCTACAACCCCCGCCGCCATTGTCACTCCTGCCTGTTTTGGCCCATGGCCTTCAGGCCGCTTTCGAGTTCCGCGAACGCGAGGTCCGCGGCCGCCTCGTCCTGCTCGTCGGTCAGCGTGGCCTCGTCACTGCGGTACCGGGCCGGGATCAGGTCGAGCAGCTTCGGCCCTCGGCCCGACATGACCTTGCCGAACCCGAGCACGAGCGCCATCGTGTGAGACCACTCCGCTTCCTGCTGCCCGTCCGTCATGTCCTGCAGTTCGCGGTACGTGCGTTCGGTCGGGTCTACTCCGACAAGTCCGGCGAGCTTCCAACAGTGGGCAAGAACGTCGAAAGGCTCTGTTCGATCTTCGCGTTCACCGTCTGTTCGACCGTCTTCATCGCCCGCGGCAGCCCCTTCTTGATTGCGTCGCGGCCGCGGGCTTTCGGGAAAAAATCAACCGCGGACTCCAGCATCGCGTACGTCGCGGCCTCCATCACGTCGCCGTCCAACAGGTCTGCGAACTGCTCCCGGCTCAGGTTCTTCTCGCGGGCCTGCTGCTCGACCGCGACCCAGAGCGCGTCGAACAGCTTTTCCGTCTCGGCGGTCAGTGCGGCAGCGAAGGACTCGCCGGACGCCAAGGCGCTGGCGAAGTTGACGCCGTGTTCCCGCTTGATCGTGCCCAGCATGCCGACCGTAAAGCGGATCCGAAACTCGTGCGGGCCGGCCCGGAACACTCCCATGCATCACCTCACCAGGTTCGTGAACTTCTTGGCCGCGTCCGGTTGCTCGGCTTGGAACGCGGGCAGCGTGTGCGGGTGCCGCTCTTCGACTTTCGCGGGGATGACGCCGGGGCCTTCCTGCTGCGACCGGAACGCCGCGGGGCCAATCACCACGCTCTGCCGGTCCGCGTCGTAGCTGAAGAAGATCAGTTCGCGGAGCGGGCTTGCGGCCTGAACGGTTTCCTTGCCTTTGACTTTCTTCTTCCGAGTGAACCGCCGGCCCTTGTGCACATGCGGCGGTTGGCCGATCGGGGCCGGGCCGTCCTTGTACTTCAGGCTGTTCTTGTCCCGCCGGCGGACGAACGCACCGAACTTGGACAGTGCCGAGCGGATCGCCGGCGGCAACTTGTCGGTGACGGCCTTCGCGTCGAAGAACGTCGTTTGGAGGCCCTTCAGGTTCATCAGATCGCCGTGAACACGGGAGCGCTGCCAACCACTTTCACCGAGTACGGCGAGTTGCCGTTCGGTGTCGGCTTGAACATCAGGTCCTCGTACACCACGGCGCCCAGGCCCTGATCCTCGTTGCCCTGGAACACCTGGCTGTCGAATGCGACTCCGTAGTTGCCGGCCGCCGTGTTCGACCCGTTCAGGCACATGATCGGCAGCACGGCGTCCGGGCTCATGAGCGCGTCCATGATGGCGGCGATGGTCGCATCACCGCGGACGAACTTCAGCTTGCCGCCGACGGAGAAGTCACCGAGCGTCTTCACGCCCATCTTCGCGGCGGACTCGCGCGAGTTGGCTTCGCCTTCGTCCCACTGCACGTTCCGCGTCATGTCGCTGATCTGCGGCACTTCGGTCCACGACCCGGACGGGAAACTGCCCGAGAGCATCACGAAGAACTTGGCGTTGCGGCCCAGGCTGCGACCGGTCATAGCTCGACCTCCCCGTTCAAGTCGGTCCCTTCGGCGTAGGCGAATTCCGCCCAAGCCCAGAATGTTTTGTGCACGGCCAGGTAGTCCCGTTTCCCGAGCACGCCGATCTTCGCGGCTTCTTCGGGATCCGGCGAAAGCTCATCGAGCAGCACGGTCGAGTGGTTCGCGAGCGGGTTGAACACGCATCGCGTGAACCACTTCACCCGATCGTCCACCCACGCCGTCGACGGTGAATCCGCGTCCCCGTCCGACGCGATGTACCGTTCCACCATCAACACGAAGAACCGGTACTTCCGCTCGTGGTCGTTGCGATCACTCAGCGTCACCGTGACCGGATCCACCTCGTCCGGCATCACGTACAGCCGACGGCCCTTGTGCGGTGGCGAGTATTCCTCGCCCAGGTTGATCGTCGGATTCCAATCCCGCTCGACGCCGTCATTTGCGCCCTTGTCCGTCCATCGCGTGTCGAGGAACGTGACGGCGGCGTCACAGAGCGAGAGCAGGCGATCGTCCGCGAGGGCCTCGGGCACGTCACGACTCCAAGACCGGGGCCGCGGGCGTTAAGACCTCCGGCAGCTTCGCGCCCAGCAGCTTGCCCAGGTGCACGTCGCGATGGGCGTGCATGGCGGCGTCCGGGTCGATCTTCATCCGGGCGGCCACGTGCTCGGCGAAGCCGCCCTTCTCGGGCTGCTCATTCGTCTCCGCGATCGCCGCGGCGAACGTGGACACGGGCAGCACGATGTACGGCCCCTGTTGCTCGGCCGCGGCTTTCTTCACTGCTTCGAGACTCATTGGAACACTCCGTGTTGAGCGGCCGTGCCGATCGGCTCCCACTCGATGAACACCCGCCATCGTTCGGTACCGCCGTCGGCACTGACCGACTTCACCCGCAGCGTGTCGGCCGCGTGGCCCTGGATCTCCGCATCGTTCGGCAGTCCGATACGGGCATCGCATTCCGCCTTCACGTCGGCGAGCGGCATGTTGTAGCGCCGCTCTCGCGTGATGATCGGGCCGGGGCTCGCGGAAACGTCGGTCACTTCGGCTTCACTCGCTTCATCCGGACGATCAGCATGGTTCGCGTGTTGTCGAAGTGGTTCCAGCCGGGGTTGTCCGGCGTCACCCGAAGTTCGAACGCGAGTTCCTCGCCGTTGATCGTCTCCGTGATTCGGTCGTCCTTCTCGGGCAGCACGGTCGTGCCGCCCATCACCAGATCCGCGGCCGCGAACACATACGTGCGGTCACTGACGTTCACCGCGGTGTCGACCGGATCCAACGTCAGCCGTCGGGACTCGGCCGCGTCGGGCCACACGATCAGCGTGATCGCTTCCCGGCCGCGGCTGTAGGTCACCGTGCGGCCGTCGGTCTGCTTCTTGCGGCGGATGTGGGCGGCCATCCCCCGTGCCATCAGGTTCACGAATCGCTCTCCGCAGCCGTCAGCGGTCCGGAGGTCGCCGGCTCCGGTGCGACCACGCAGATCGGCAGGCCGTTGACCGTCGCGGGCATTCCCGGCCGCGTGTCGGGTGCCGCGACAGTCCAGGTGCGGTCGGTCAGGTTCACCATCACGCGACTTGGCGCGATGGCTCCCGACACCACGCCGGCGAGCACGTTGGTCAGCCGGGAATACTGCTGGTCCAACTCCTCGAGTTGGATCTGCTTCCGGCCGATCATCAGTTGCAACTTGTCGACTTCGTTCACCGTTCGCACCTCGGGGAGAGAAGCGGGTTCACGTGAACCCGCCTGAACGTCATCACGTCAGATCGAGAATCACGAACCCGAAGTTCTTCGCGGCCCCGGTGACGTTGCCGCCTTCGGACCCGAACGTGATCTGCACCTGGTCCGTCGCATTGATCCACGCGCCTTGCAGGCGGCAGTTCGTCGGCAGAGCTTCGAGCGGGATCGGGATGATCGCATCGCCGACGGCGGGAGCGAACGTCATAGCGGCCAGCGATACGTCCACCTTGGCGATGTCCGGATCGGTGATGCTCGGCACGGTCACCGCGATCGTGCCGCTGTAGTACACGCCTTTGATCGCGGCCCGCTCGGCCCCGCCGGCACCGAGCTTCACGCTGGTGGCGTTGGTCGGGCCGACCTCGACTGCGGCACCGGTCCCGCCCGCGGCCGCCCCGGCATCCAAGGTGCAGGCCCCGGCCGTGCCCGATGCTCCGGCCGAAGCCCCGGACGTGAGCGTCAACGCACCACCGGTACCGGTGCCGGTCGCGACACCGCCCGTGAGCGAGGCCGCGCCACCCGAGCCGTTCGTGCTGAGTGCCGCACCGCCGCCGCCGGTCCAGGCCCCGCCGTTTCCGGTCGCACCGCCACCGGACGCGCCGCCCTTCGTGGTCACTGCACCACCGGCACCGGTGCCCTGGCCCGCGCCGCCGGTGAACGTCCCGGTTCCGCCTGCGGCGTTTGCCGTGCCCGCGCCACCGATCACGGACACCGCACCGCCAGCACCCGACACCGAACCGCCGATTCCGCCCGCGATCGCGACGGCGCCGCCGGCGCTCGAAGTCGTTGCCGGTGGCGCTCCGGTGATGCCGAGTGACGAATCGGACCCGGTGATGTCGTCGGCCGTCATGCTGCCGGCGATCGTCGCGGTCCGCTTGGCCGCGGTCTGCTTCACGCGGACGAAGCTCTCGCCGGTCGCGGCGTCCGCGATCGCGAAGCCCATCAGGTAATTGCCGGACGCGGTCGAGGACGCGGCCCCGCTGAGCGACGTGCCCGTGACCGGGCTTCCGTTCTCGTCCCAGTACACGGAGTCGCCGGCGGTGAACGTGCTCGAATCTTTCGGCACGTCGTAGATCTCGTCGGCGACCAGCGAGTTCTTGCCGGGCAGGTTCGGATCGCACGCTGCAACGATCAGCGGGATGGAGCCGAGGACCACGACATCCCCGACGGTGCGGGTCGTCGTGCTCGGGTCGGGAATGAGGCTCCCGGCCTGCACCTTCTTGCACGGGGTCTGCGCCATGATCTGGACTCCTTCGGTGGTCGCGTTTCAGTTGCGGGCCGTGGAGTTGAACCACGCTTGCCGAGGTTATGAGTCTCAGCCGGTCCCAGGCCGCCCGCGATCGTGCCCGGCTTCGGTGGCCGGGCTCACCGCTCATCACGCTCCGGCGGACTTCACGCCGCCGCGGAAGTTCTGCATCGAGACACCGACGCCGCCCCACGCTCGCATCGACATGCCGAGCGTGTTGAACTGCCAATCGGTCCCGGCCGTCTGCACCACCGGCGTCATCTGGCCGTTCAGTGCCGCGATCTGGATCGTCGGGCAGACCACCGGATTGCCGAGCAGGTACCACGCGGTGGCGCTGGCTCCGGTGAACCGGGAGTCGGACAGGTAACGACTCATCACCGGCTTGAAGCGGCCCTTCCAGATGTTGGTGTTTGGCTGCTTCGAAGCGGACGACGTGGACGCGAGTCCGGCCATCACGATGAACTGCGCGTTCATCAACTCGATGGCGTTCACGTCCAGTTCCGGCGGATACAGCAAGATCTCGGCATCGAGGCCGAGCGGCTGGCCGGCGGGGTCGACCTGCTTGTCGAACAGCAACTTCGCGGCCTTGATGCCGTCGCTGGTCAACGTCGAGCCGGCCCCCGAACTGAGGTTGGACTTGCCTTGCTGCGTCCCGGACAGCGTGTGGATCGCTGCGAAGAAGTTGGTGCTGCCGCCCTCGTCCAGACCCGGGTTGTTGAACTTCGTGTACACCAACTCGAGGACTCGCAAGCCCCAGCCGCGGCCGAGCATGATCGGAGCCTGCCCGTACGCGTTCAGGTCGTCGTTCAACATGTAGGTGATCGGGAACGTGAGCATCCGCGACTGCAACGCGGCCTGGTTCGCATACGGGTTGTCACCGATCGTCGCGTGCTCGATCTCCCCGCTCGCGTTCAGTTCCTTGAACACGAAGTCTCCGAAGAGTTGCACGCTCTTCGTCGGCTTCAGATCCTTGACGGGGAGCACCGGACAGAACTCGAGGTGCGACTGTTCAGTAAACAGGTACCCCTGCAACAGGAGTTTGTTCTGGACGTTGGACAGCGTCGCCGGTGTGTTGATCGTGCTCGGCCCGTCGGCGCGGATGCCGTGGGCAAGGTAGCCCGCGACCTCACCCCATCCGTTCGGATCGTTGAACGTGGCCGGCCCGCGGTACCCGCTTGCCGCGGCCAGCGTGGTGAGAAGCTGCTGTAGGCCGATGCGACCCTTGAAATGGGTATGCGCGGCTTGCCGGACCTGGTCGGGATAGCGGGAGTTCAGTTCCGCGGTGATGCGGTTCTCTTCACGCGCGGACACGCGGCGAAGCGTGCGGCCGTCCGGGGTCACGTCTCCGTTGCGATAGAAGTCCGAATCGAACAGTTTGAACTGCGGCAGTGAATCGAACACCGCGCATTCCAGCACGGCCTCGTTCATGATCGCAGCCGACGGGCTGTAGAAGTGCGGCCCGCTGTTCGCGGCGGGGCGGTGCTGGCGCCGGGCCTCCAACTCGACAGCGTCCGGCGTCCATCCGTGCTCGATCGCGTGCGGCACCAGGTCCACGTCGGCGCCTTCCACCTTGATCTTGAAGTTGCCGCCGAACTTTCCGGCGCGGGCGTGGATCTCGTTGACGCGTCGCGACTCGTTCGCAGCCTTCGAGCGTGCGGCTTTCAGTTCGCGGTCGACCTCGGCCGCGACTTGCTTGCGGATGTCTCGCCGGCTCTTCACGGACTGCTTCTTGCCGGCCTTCGCTTTGGCCTTCGGCTCGGTGTCCGTGTCGGACCCTTCGACGTCGCTGCCCTCGGCATCGATGTCGCTGTCATCGTCGTCGTCCGCCTCGGCGTCCTCGGCCATGCACTTCTGGAGAGCCGCCTTGGCCTCGTCCTCGGACATCTTGTCGATGTCCTCGTCCGAGTACTTCGCGGCGGACTTCATGCCCTGCGACTTGTGGAACTTCAGTGCGGCTTTCCAGTTCATGACGATCCTCCCCTTGGATGCTGCCACGGTTGCCGACGTATCACCGTCAGCACCCAACGGAACAAAGCTGATCTCACCGAGTTCGGTTTCCCGGCTGATGACGATCGGGCCCGTCACCTCGCGGCCGTTGACGGTCACCGTCTCGCCGGCTTCCACGTACTCGGTGCGGATCGGGTCGGCCCCGATCGACAGTTGCCACTCGAAGCCGTTCTTCGCGGGAACCGTCACCTTGTCCGTGTGCTGCGGCTCACCGCTGAACGTCCCCGCGATCTCAATGGCCTTGTCGGTCACCTTCACCGCGGTCGTGTGCCCGACGATCTGGTTGTGATCGTGCTGGCGGAGGACCGGGCGGTGCTGCGACGGCACGCGGACGCCGGACAACTCCACGATGATCGGATCCCACCAGCCGCCCGGTTGCATCGGAGCGCCGGTGTAGGCGATGCCGTCGAACGTCCCGAGCTTCTTGCCCTCGCCGTCACCCTCGGCCGCCCGGATCCGGGCCGGACCGCCGGTCGCGGTCATCGACTTCGGGTTCTCGCGGCGTGCCGGCTTCCCGGCCGCGGCGATGCGGCGGGCGCGAGCGGCCAAGCGTTTGGACTTACGCGACATTCGCGTATTCCTCCTGCTCGGCGTCGGCCGTCTCGGTTTCGGTTCGCTGGAGCGGAGCACCGAACACGAGGCCCAGGCTCTCGCGTTCCTCCTGCTCTTCCGCAAGTTGGCGGTACACGTCGTGATGATCGAAGCCGCGACGAGCCCAGTACTCGCGATCGGTGAGCGTGCCGTGCGCGCGGCGTTCGTGATCGGCGTTGGCCTCGACCAGCGGGTCGAGCGGCTCGAAGCCGGGCCAGTACCAAGCCCTTGGCGGGAGCTTGATCCCGTCGAATGCGGGGATCACGCCTTCCAGCACGGCTTCCGGGTACCACACAGCGAAGATCTGATTCAGTGCGGTGCGGTTGCACTCGGCCCGCTCGATCGTGAGGCTCGACCGATAGTTCACGATGTCCAACTTCGAACTGCTGAAGTTGAAATCCTTCGAACTGCCCAGCGCGAGGTTCAGCGGATACGACAGCGGGCGGATGGCCTCGCAGATGCAGGCCTTCATGTACATGTCGTAAGTGGTCGCCGGGTGCTTCGGATCGAACGCCGTCACCTTGAAGCCGGCGGGAAGCTGCGTCATCATGCCGCGTTCGATCGGAGCACGCGGCAGCGGGTTGTTCGGGTTGTCGTCGTCCTCGTCGTCATCCGGGGCCGGTGCCGACGATTCGAGCAGGGCCGTCAGGTTGGCGGCGATCTGCGCCGCGGCGAGCACCGATCGGCGGAACGATCGCAATTCAGCGAACAGGTCGAGGGACGGCGCGAACACCGGGATGCCTCTGACCTGGCCGGGCCGAACCTTCTGGAACCAGTGAATCACGTACTCGGCCGGGTACTTGTCCACAGCGAGCGGGTTGCTGTTCGGCAGCCAGAAGTCGCCGGGGTGCTGCCGAAGCACCTCATAGTGCGTCGGTCGGCCGGTCACTGGGTGGAGCGTCAGGCCGTCCGTCACCGCTTCCATCAGGCCGAGCGGCAGCGGTGTCGTGACCTGATCGGCTTCCAGGTCGCATGGCCAAAGCTTCACGGCGTGAGCCATGTCCCGCACCGTACGGAGCACAAGGAAGCCTTCGCCGTCGACCGTCTTCGCCAGCTTCAGCGTCCGCAGCTTCTCGACCAGGTTGACCTCGTCGGCCCACTCGTTCCAGCACGCCTCGACGGCGCGGTTGAACTTCCGGTCCGCGGTCTGAATCTGGAGCGTGGGGCCGCCGGCAACCAGGTCATCGGCATTGCCGTTCACGATGCCGAACAGGTACGGGTTGTTGCAAACCTCGTCGCGACTGCGAAGCCGGAGCGTGCGGCGGACCGCATAGCTGTTTGCGGCCTTCGCGCTCATGAAGTCCACGGTCCACCAGTTCCGGCGGTTCTCGTCCGTGGTGCGGGCATTGTCGAACGCGGCCAGCAGTCGTTGGTGAGCGGCTGCGATCAGTGGGTTATTGGGCGGCGCGCGGTGCTGGGCGGCCGCGGGAAGCATCGCGGCACCGAGTCCGATCTGTCGCAGCAGCCAGTTGAACATCAGAGCGTGTTGAATCCGGTCTGAGGGTTGCCGTTGTCGGACAGAGCGCCGGGATTGATGAGCTTCGTGAACCGCAGGCCTCGGCGGCGCTTCGCGGAAGCACCCTTCGCCGCGGCGTACTGATCGGCCAGGATCTTGTCGGCGATGGGGCGGTCCGTGGTGCTTTGGCCGGCTGCGGCCGTGCTCACGGGCTCCATCGCCTGCTCAAGGATTTGGTCGCTCACGTCCGGCATGGCGTCATCTTGACGCTGTGGACGTGGTCACGAGAAGTCGCGCGGACGTGAAAGGCGAGAGGAAGTTCTAGCTGCTGGAATTACTTGCTCACGCGGTCAGCAATCGCTTTGGCGAGTGCGAAGCCATCGAACTCCGTGATCCGTGGCGTCTTCTTGCGACAGTGCCGGCACCGCTTCACCCGCGCCGTGACGCCGGGTCGAAGATGTCGCGTGTAGTACACCGAAAGCCGTACGTCTCCACAGTGGCGGCAGCAGGTGCCGGGCACGTCCGCGATCGCCAGCACGGCCTCGGCTTCGCATGTGGTGCAATAACGAACGCGGAGCACGCGGCCGTCCGGTTGCTTCGACGCGCGGAAGCCGTGCAAGCGGTCGCCCCGGCAGTCGGGGCAGTACAGGTGCAGGAACTGCTTTCCCATCGACGGCGATTCCATTCGGGAGAGGCGGTCAGTCGGCCTTCACGACGATCGGTTCCATGTCGTCGGCCGTGATGCTGAAGCCGAACGGTTCGGCCACGGTGGACTTCACCGTGAACGGGTACTGCTGTCGCCGTACGGCAGCCTGCATCAGGTTGTTGTTCTGGGCCGCGAGGGCGCGGACCATTTCCACCATCGCAGTCGCGGCGTCGATGTAGCCGTGAACGAGTTGTCGCATGAAGACGTGGACCACGGGGTTGTTCACGGCGAGTCGCTGCAGGACCTCGGTCTGCTCGGGTCCGAACGAAATCGGAGCGGCTACCCTCGCCCATTCTCGGCACCGCTCCTTGGCCTTGGCCGCGGTTTCGAACTCGTCGCGGGAAGGGATGAACGCATCGTCCGGTGACCGCATCACGGCGGCGATCCACCGTTCGCGGGGCGGATTCAGAACATTGGCGATCCTGAAACGGCCGCACTTTGACCGCTCGCCGGTTGAGGTCGGTTCCCATTCGAGCATCGTCATTGGAAAAGCCCTCCTGTGGGCGGCTCCGCGTCCATCGCGCGGGCCGCGTTGTAGCGTTCCTCGATATTCATCCGTCGCTTCCGCTTCGGGGCCGGTGTGTCCACGCCGGCGGCGTCCGCGGCTTTCCATCGCAGCCCGCGTTCGGCCGCGCCCGCGCAACACATCACCAGACAGTCGAACCAGTGGTTGTCCGGCCGGCCGGCGTTCAGTTGCCACTCGTCCACGGTGCGGCCCGTCTTCTCGTCCTTCATCCGTCGCGGGAACTCGGCCGCGAGGTGCTCGACGAACGTCGCGTGGGCCCGCATGTCGGATCCGTAAAGGAACATTGCCCCGTGCGTGCCCTCGGGCGATCGCAGCCGTTCAGCGATGAAGCTCTTCCAGTGGTTCGTGTCCATCTGGAGCAAGCGGCCGCGTCCCGTCGGCGTCGGCTTCAGGCGCCAACCCGGTCCGCCCTTCTCGTGCTGCTGCAGCTTCCACTCGCTGAACGGGGTTTTGGCCGCACCGATGAACATGCCTTTCGACGGCAGCACGACCGCGGCCGCGGCGCTCTGCCTTGCCCATTGGTAGATCGTGTCGGATACCTGCCCGTCGCCGGCGTCCGCCAGTGCCCGCTCGATGCGGAGCGGCGGGCCCTGCCCCTCGGACCGCACCCACTCCCGCAGCACAAGCTGCTGGGCAAGTTGTTCGAGGCCGGCGAAGATGCGGGCTTCGAGCGACATGTTTTTGAAGATGCTGGACAGCGGCCGGGGCGGGGCCGCGGCGCTGAACCGGCTTTGCCCCTGGTCCGGGAACGTTCCGTACTCCATCACGTGGCCGCCGAACTTCTCGTCCCAGCCGGCGACGGTGTAGAACAGGATCTCGTGCTGGATGTCGATGCCGCACGTCAGCCGCGTCGCTTCGTACGGGATCTCGCTCCGCTTCACCCGGTTCAGCTTCTTCCGCGCCTGCTCCGGGTCGATCGGTTCCGCGCCGCCCGCGTCGTCCTGGTCCGGGATCGGCTCGCACTGGTACTCGGCCGCGAACGCCGCCGGCGTGAGGATGAAGATGTCCATCGCGTACTGGATGGCAGACGCCTGGTCCGGGTTGAACCGGGCCGGCCACGTCGGCGTGGCGCCTTCGTCCATCTCGGCCCGATTCTCGAAATAGAACTCGTTCGCGGCCGTGCGGTCCGGTTCTTCTTGGCGAAGGCACTCTCGCAGGATCTCGCCATACCGTTCCCACAGGTCCACTCGCTTCGGCATCGTCGCGAGCAGCTTGCACCGACGCCCGTGCCAGTCCGGGTGCAGGTCGCGGTTCAGCATCCGGTCCACCATGTCGTTCGGGCGGATCGGCGTGCATGGCAT